TAAATGTTTTTAGTGTTTCAGGATTCTTTTTAGCTTCTATAAATGCAGTTGCCATTTGTCCCCAAGTAGACCAAACACTATAAAGCTCTGATATATGAAATCCTGCTGTGTTTTCTGTTTCTTTGGTTGCACGCCACTCACCATGTTTAAGCATCCATTGTTTCTTTGATTCTTCTATAACTGAGCCACAATGATCGCAAGCATAAGTAGCAGTCTCAGGTTTGCTTTCTTCCCATACAACATTCTTCCATTTCAGAACTTGCTTTTCATTACATTCAGGACATGGCACATAGTAGTAGCGTTGATCTGATTCTTCAAAAGCAGATTCAATAGCAGATAATCCTTTTACAGTTGGGGTGCTACACATAAAAATCTTGCGATTCCAAAATGTTTTTGTTCTGGCAATGGCCAAAGCAGTTGGTGACCCCTCACTGCCTGCACTTAATTCAAATCGATCTATTTCATCCATAAATAAAATTCTTATAGGTCTACTAGCTAAAGATGCACTACTGTTAGAGCCTACTATTGAAATATGACCACCTGCAAACTTTTTGTGCATTGTGGTATTACCACTATCTCGACTTCTTGGGTCTTTGACGCATCCCTGTAATTTTTCGCTGTCTCTTATCATTGCAGACAATCTATCTTTGCTAAATGTTTGACCCATTGCCAGAGTTGGTTGAACAACTAGCATTGGAGATGGGTCTTGATCAATATAATACCCTATAGCGTTTAGCAGAATTTCTGTTTTACCAACCTGCGATGAAGTCATTACCACAATTTTTTCAATATCAGGATTGTTAAAAATATCCATAATTTCTTTTTGATATGCTGCTCGGCTAGTATGCCACTGCCCTACTTCTGCTGAGGATTCAGGCGATAACTTTCTATAGCTGTCTGCCCAATCAGATATTTTTAGATTTTTTGGTGGCTGCCAACTTAGGCGAACTTTTTGTAGCACGCTTCCTATATTTTTTAGGTAATCCATCTTCTCCTAATTCTTTTAGTGTTTCATTAATTTGCTCTTTTAAAAACTCAAGTGCTTCTTGATATTCGTTAATAGTTATTATTTCATGTGATATTTTTGTTGGGAGTGCAAGTAATTTTGCTCGCACATTTTTCGTATAATTAATCCAAGTATCCTCTATTAGTTTTGCAGGTATCATTTCACCCTCCAACTCCTCGACTTCAAGTGTAGCCTTATCTGCTTGTGCCTTCGTAAGACGCAACTTTTCATTATGTAAGTCGGTTTTGCTGATATCCTTACCAAACGCCCTTTCTCTTAAATATCTAATATATAAAGTTACATTAGTTATTTCCCAACCCTTATTTTTTTCTGGTTTTTTAAGAATACCATCTGCCGCTAATCTTCTTACATGGCGATCAGATAGGTCTAGCAACTTAGCTATAACAGCTATTGGATAGTTTGGTATTTTAGCCATTAATTAACTTTGCTTTTTTACCAGTAAAATCTTTCCATCGTTTAAGAATAACGTCTACATATACTGGGTCTAATTCCATCATATAACATTTTCTAGCTGATTTTTCAGATGCTATAAGGGTTGCACCACTGCCACCAAATAAATCTAAAACTATGTCAGCATTTTCTGAAGAATATCTAATTGCTCTTTCACATAATTCTACTGGTTTAGCAGTTGGATGATCTTTTCTTACTTCTCTATCGCATACCCACACATCTCCATCTAGAGTTTTCTGCCCACCAAATTCTCCATAATATAAAATAAATTCATGTCTTTTATAAAATTTATCTAAGTTCTGAACTCTAACTTTTTTATCCCAGACTATGCAGGATTTTGGATATTTATTTGCTTCGTACATAGCTTCTTCAAAAGCACTAAAGCATTTCCAGTTGCAACAAATATATATCGGGACTTCTAGAACAAGAATTAAAGAAAGTAAATTTTTAACATTAGCAGTAGATTCATCTCCTGCTATTTTTTTGTGATTATTTTTTAAATCCTGATAATCTATTCCATAAGGAGGATCGGTAAAAACCATATCTGCTGTATTACCATTCATTAATTTATCAACATTATCTACGGAAGTGCTGTCTCCACACATAAGTCTATGATGTCCTAATTCATAGATATCACCTAACTTACTTTTAGGTTCTACAGGAGGTTTAGGTATAGAATCTTCATCTGTCTCACCCTCTAATACAGATTCAGTTAAAACAGATAATGCGTCTATTTGTTCAGGTGTAAAACCTGTCATGTTTAAATCATAATTATCTTCTATTAGGTCTTTTATTTCTAAATTTAATAAATCTTGATCCCATTCTGAATCTTCAGAGGATTTATTATCCATAATCCTGTAAGCCTTCTTTTGTGCATTAGTTAATCCTTCTGCAATATGCACTGGTACTTTTTTAAGTCCTAGTTGCTTAGATGCAAGCAGTCTAGTATGTCCTGCTAATATAATCATATCTTCATCAACAACTATAGGCTGCCTAAAACCAAACTCAGCTATGCTATCTGCTA